CTTCCCGGAACTATTGCATAAACTATACACCTGACTGGAATATCTCCATCATTCCAACAAATCATTTCTATGGGATCATCATTTGTAATAGATTCCTTCTGACTTACATCGACTAGTTCTATGCCATTGTATTTCATAGTCAATCTACATTTTCGGTTGAATTATCGAATAACTCCTGATATCTCGAATAACATTTATCGTATACCGATTCTCTTTCAGACGGAAATTCGCCAGCATCACCCTCCAAATATTCAATATTCTCAATCATAAAGTCAATACCGTTTCGAAGATCGATGCACTTTTTCCTTAGCCAGTCCTCATATGAATCTGAATCCATATTAGCAGGAACCTTGAATAATTCATCAAATTCATTTTTATTCATTGTTTTATCCATAATAGTTATCAATCCTATAAAATGATGACCGAACTGCATTTTTTATTATTTCAGTGGTACTCGGTCAGTGCTCAACCACTCAGCCTTTCCTAAACTTCTAAGAAAATTTAGGTGGTAATCTCTATTTTATTTCAACTTAATCGAGATCTTAAATTATATTAAGTATAAAAAGAACCTTTTGTTATCGATTTTACGTCTAAAATCTGAAAAGGTCAAACCCCTCTTTACTTACATCCAGTCGAGGTTTTTTATCTTTTTTCCTGAAAATTAGTGCCGTTACCGAGACTCGAACTCGGATCCAAGGATTAAAAGTCCTTTCGTCTAACCATTGACATATAACGGCATAGTGGCCAAGGCGGGAATCGAACCCACAAAACCTTGTGTTTGAAACAAGTACCTATGCCAAATTCGGTTACTCGGCCAAAATGTCAAGAACCCAGTAAAACTTGACGGGGGGATTAAACAATATAATGTGAATATACTAGATTATGCTTATTACACATTCATTCACGTATCGTTTTATCTTTTGCCTTATAGATCTAGGAAGTTTATGGCAAGGATTTTTAATCTCTATTTTATTTCAACTAAAAGATATATTATATGGGATTCGAACCCATACCAATCTGCCGATAGGCGATTGTACTGCCAGAATTATACGAATAATATAGCTAATGGAAACTAAAACGTTTGTTAGCTCAAACGTTTTCCATTTCTAAGACGTAGCAGCTAAACCACGCCTTATAGTGCCCAAAGAGGGAATCGAACCCTCACGATCTTACGACCAAGGGATTTTAAGTCCCTAGTGTCTACCAATTCCACCACCTGGGCATAAAAAATAAAACCAAAATTTCAATTAACAGTTAAGATTTGAATCTTTAACAAATTGAAATATAGAAAAAATTAGATGAATCTCAATAGAAAAAATGTAATTTTACTCCAAAGGCTCGAGCAATTAACTTACCCGAATGTATACTATACATATCAAACCCGGAGATCTTCTGGCTGTGAAATTTCACCTTAGACCAGACTTAGCACTCATTAGCCTTGGTATTATTTCACAGTTTTTTAACTAGTTTGAATGTACGTAACAAATCGATTGATTATCCTCCAGCATATGTCATCATGTCCTATTAATTAACATGACTTAAACGGGCTTTTGCTAAGTTTTCACCGTCCCCGTTATACTAGGAGGAACCTTTGCCACTCTTTAGCTGATGGCTGTTTCTGAGCCTACAGTTTAATTCTAAAAAGATTGAAAATGTTCCGAATTGTCAATTAGCCGATTGGAATCTCAGTTCCAATGATCATAATATAAGAAATTATTAAATCTTTCTCAATAGTTATTTTCACATATATATTAGTATGGAAAGATTCTTAGAATATTATAATACTAATTATGGTGGTTATTCTCGTAATTATCAACAATATTTCAAAAAAGCCGAAGCTGATAGAGAAGCTCGTTTCGGACGTAAATATGATGAAGCTAAATTAAGTGCGAAAACATTATTCGGTTATAAAACTAAACCTATTTGGTTTTTCACAAAAAATATCAATACTGATCTTTCTAAAAGACTTAATGACAAGGAATTTGCATTCACTATTTCAGATAAAATGACAGTTATACCGAGTTTGAAATGTATAGGAAGTGAAATAGCTCCTGTAAAAGATAGTTGGATTAAGTCCATGTTAAATAAGATACAATACTTATACGAAAGATATTTTAAAGAATTCGAAGAATGGTCGGAAAATAACTCTCATGATAAGATGGATATAGCACAATTTTCAAAAATTATGCGAGATTATTTAGCAAATTATTCACCTAAATCAATATATTATGGATTAAATGTAGAAGATTTCAAGAGTGTTTTACGTTATGGCGATGATAAAATAGACTTCAGTATGGATTATAAGAGTCTTTATGAAGAAAGTTTAGTAAAATCGGAAAATTCCAACGAGAAAATAGCAAAATTAGAGATTTCATCTATGAGCGATAGTTTAATCGATGAAATTAGATCGATGTATCTAGATTATAATATTAAAAATATCAATATTCCGTTATATAAATCTCCATTGAATAAAGAATGGCTTAAATCTAAAGAATCATTCATAAAAGGTGTAAAAGATGACGAAAAACAGCGATTAAATAAGTGAACTAAAAAAACCCTTTATAGGGTTTTTTTTAATAAAAAAGGATCCTTAAAGGATCCTTTTTATTTTTAAGCAGCTTCCGCGAATGTTATTCCCTGATCTCTTTCCAACGTGATATTGACTTCGATGAATTCAATAGATTCGGCCGGAATGATAGTCAAGTTTACATAAACCAAATGCGGATCATTAGAATCAGATTTAACTGTTACTGAATATGAAGTTATACCTTCTCCAGCCTTAATTCTACCTAATAAATCTTCGACTGTAGATTTCATAGAACTTCTTGTAGTGGCAGTATTTTTCTTGTAAATGAACGGCAAAAGCAATATATATAAGTTCTTTTCTATTGTATTCACCAGCGATCTAACATCTATTCTGTTCAGTGCGGAATCTTTCTTCAACATAGTTTTCTGAGTGAATAAAGTTTCGCCATAAGCTGGGAAAGTACGAGAAGTATTGATGTTTTGATTATATAACTTACCCATATCCAATTTACTCAATTTAGGTGTAGTACCATCTGAATATGCTATTACACCGCGTTCTGTTCCAGCAGGTGCCATCCAGGGATATGAATAAATCTGACAAAAACATTCAGCACAAGCACCGGCCACCGACTTAGGGATATTAATCCATGCACTGATGTCACTGTTATATGACTTATCATATCCGCCATAACCAGCAACGTAAGAACCATTAGTATATTTGAAATTCTTACTTTCACTTACCATCAATGAACCAGTTTTCGCCGCTTTCGATGTGGTCTGAATGAACCCGATATCTTTTCCACGTGTAATAGCAATATTAGCAATCTTATCTTGCATCGCTTTATATTTTTGTTTACCCGTAAAACTTTCAATCGGTTCAACATTAAATATAATATCGAAATCAGACTTCTCGTTGTCCTCGAAAAGCTGTAATGCTGCCGTTTTCTGCTTAATATCATTCAATTTAGAATTCTTACCACCACTAAGACTATAAATAGAATAAGTTTGGGATGGCATATCATAAGTAGTAACACCCCCTATATTTGATACGAAAGATGTTTCTACTGATTTCTTAGAAACGTAGATATAGTTAGAATGACCATTAATCACATCAGTAACATATAAGCTATTGCCTTGTAAATCTTTTGCCGTAGGATCATTAGACACATAGAATGATTCGGTAGGGTCATAATTCAAACTAGTTAAACCAGTACCCCATATAGATTCATCTTGATCTATATTCCGAACATAAACATTCAACTTATAGACTTTCTTATAAGTCAAGTTATCTGCACCATTATCGACCTTGTCTTCATCATCGAAAAGATATTTCCAATCGAATGTATTAGGTCCATTCAATGCCGGTATATCTTCGCAATCCGGTGTTATTATTGAAATACCAATTCTATTCAAGTAATCCCCTGGAGCTAATGCAGCTATGACCAAGTTCTTAGATTTATCTGTATAACTTTCAACGTCACCATTGCCCGGTTCTTCATCTATGCTAGTAGGAGTATAACCATCTGACCAGATTCCCGTGCTATCGCTGAACATCTCTAATGTGCTTTGTGCAATGAGTTCCGGGACATTATTTTTACTAATCTGCCAAGGTAAAATAACATTTTTAGGATCTTTATGATAATAAATGGCTTCACCTTTAGTTTTATTTGAGTTATTTTGATCTTGGTATAAGATGAATAGATTTGGTGTACTAGAATAAGCCCCGAATCCTTCAGATAAGCCATCATTATAAACCAATAAATTTACTTCCTCTTGTGACTTAGCATCAGTATATTTCAAATTGCAATATGATGAATTGTTAATATCCGTAACTGCTAAACCATATTGATCCGCTAGATCTTCTAAAATAGCAAAACTATCAGAACCAGTCATATTATCACATCTAATACTAGAAATAGCATTGATACACAGAGCAAAATCTTTATCACCATGAGAGTATTCACGATATTCTATGCCACTAACATTTGGAGAAGTAAAAGATGATTTATTAACATAATAGGTCTTCAATTCTAGATTTTCATCCCAATCCGCAACTACTAATTTCGAAGCATTAGCCGAATATGCAGAATCTGCACTTGTTAAACCTAAAATGGATTCATTGTTTAATAACGTTGTCAATTCAGCAGAAGTTCCAGTTAAAACACCAGAATTGAGATAATATTGAGCATCAATATCAGTAGAATTCAACGAATATCCAGCATCAAGATGTAAATAAGTCTTATAATAAGTAGCAGAAGTATCATTTATGCTATCACTAGAATCAAAATGATAATATGCCGAAGATCCTGTTGCATCAGCAGTTAATGGCGAAGAATTTATACCGGCTTGATTCAGAGCAAATCTGTTATAATTTGTGAGTTTATCACTAGTAGGAATCTTATAAAATGTACCCGAATTAGCAGTAATTTCAGCATTTTTAGAATCACGATATACTATTCTGACTTCATCAGCACCATCATTATATAAATCAGCAAAATCGGAAACTTTCCCGTATGAATACATAAAGAATGTTGCTGTATTATCAATATAATGCCAGTTATCTGCAGTATAAGTACTCAAATCTCCCTTAAAAGCATTTAGTAATACTAAGTTATGTTCACCTTCATAATCTACATATTCTAATTCTTGAGTTGTAGAATCCAGATTAGTATTAGCTATACCAGCACTGTTATAGGGGTATTGAATGAAAGCATATCTTTCATCGCCCATAGTAGCACGAACTCCAAGAAGTTGTGTAGAACCGTTAGCAAAGAATTGTTCTGCAGCAAAATGACCATAATTAGAACTGTTAGTCGGCGTACCAAATTGAGTTTTGAAATTAGAATAACCCGTAGTTAAAATTCGTTGATTTACATAACCTTTGTCAGCATTAAAGACAATAGCACCTCGTCCATCGCCAACAGTGGTATTATTACGAACTGTATGATCGATTTCGTTGAAGTACACGTCTGGTGTAGAATACTTCGACATTGTTTCACTCCTATTTTGTATATTTATATAAGGACTAGCTAAATGATAGAATGTAATTTTTGCAAAAAGACCTTTAATGATGTTAATTCGTTGCTTAGACACCTTTATAAACACGGTTATAACAGCGAATCTTATTATCTAGACTTCAAAGGTAAACAAGGCCTATGTAAAATGTGTGGCAAACCTACACGTTATATAAACTATGTTAAAGGTTATCGCTTGTATTGTTCTAAGAGATGTGCTGGACTCGATACCATAAATAAGTCAAGATCTACGAAATTAGCTAAATATGGCGATCCTAATTTCACAAATCAAGAAAAACGACAAATAACACTAAGGAATCAT